CCCCAGCGTTCGCCGCCCAAGTGACGCACACCGATGCCTGGACCATCCTGGACAGGGACGACGTGCTCTTTTGCGGTGGCGTCATCGAATACCAGGGCATCGGTGTCCTGTGGGCTGCCGTGTCGAGTCACATCGGATCTCGGATGTTGGGCGTGACCCGTCGCTGCCAGCGCTACTTAAGCCTGAGCCATCTTCGCATCGAGACGAGTGTGCGCACCGACTTTGTCCCCGGCTGCCGCTGGGCGGAACTCTTGGGCTTTCGCCGCGAGGAACATCTATCCCGCGAAGGGTTCGACGGCTCCGATCATTACCGCTACGTGAGGGGCTGATATGGCTATCGCGCCCCTTTTGATGACCGCGGTCGGTGCTGGCGTGCAGGGCATGCAGGCCAAGAACGCCGGGGATTACAACGCCAAGGTATTGGCCGGCGAATCCGCGGTGTCCGGCATGCAGGCAAACCAGGCCGAACTCACGCAACGCCGCCAGGGCAACACGGCGATGGGGCGCTCCACTGCGGCCGCAGTTGAATCGGGTGGCGGTATCGGCGGCTCCACCGGGGCGGTCCTTCACCAGTCAGCGACCAATGCGGAACTCGATGCGCTCAATGTGCGCTATGCGGGCCTCTTGCGCTCCACGAGCTACGCCACGCAATCGGGCCTCGACAAGCAACAAGGGAATGATGCGATGGCCGGCGCCTTCCTGTCGGGCGCCGGCAGTCTCTTGAAGCAATCCTATGGCGCCAAGACGGGCACGTACTCACCGGGTGGCTACTGATGCTGTTTCCGCCCACCAATTTGACCCTGGTGTCCAACACGCTTGCCACGGCGACGCTGAGTTGGGGCAAAGCCCCACAGGCCACGAGTTACAACGTCTATCGCGACAACAAGCCGCTTGCGAGCGGCGTCTCCGCGCTCACCTATACGGATTCCACGATCAAGAGCAATCACCGCTATGCCTACCGCGTGTCGGCCATGGTGGGCGGCGTCGAGACGTCTTACAGCAATTTACTCAATGTCGACATCCTGCAAGGCACGACCCTGACCTTTGAATCGGTGTATCAGTTACAGCCGGGCGAGGGTGGCTATCCTGACGTTCAATGGCGGTGGCAGTAATGCCGGCCCTTCCCGCCATCGGTGACTACCAGCAGCACGTCGACCTCTCGGAGCCGTTTCGCAAACTCACGCCGGAGATGCGGCCGGGCAATATCGGCGCGAACCTAGAGAACGTCGGCAACCAGTGGGCGAATGCGGTCGATACCAAGAACCGCGCCGATGGGTCGGTGTATGCCGCCAATCAGATGGCGGACCTGCGCACGCGCACCGCCGCGCATCTGGTCAATGCGAAACAGAACGCCGCCGAGGACGGCAATGGCTTCACGCAAACGGTCTTGGATCAGTACGACAAGGATGCCGGCACGCTCTTGGATGCCGCCAAGAATAACCCCTATGCGACCAAGTCCTTAAGCGCGGGCCTGACGCAGTTCCGATCCCAAGTCGCGGACCACGCGATCAATTGGGAATCGCAGGCGGGCGTCCAGTTCCGCGGCAACAGCCTGCTTAAAAACATCGATTCACTGGCTCCGGTGGTTGAAGCCGACCCGAGTCAGTGGCAGTCCGCCGGCAATGAGCAGATGCACGCCATTCAGAATTCGAATCTGCCGCCCGAGCAACGCATCCTTTTGGGGCGCAAGCTCGACGAGACCTTAAGCGTGGCCGCGGCGAATGGTCTCGCGCGGCAGAATCCTCGCGGCGTGATTGAGGGGTTGAACGATCCCGCGAACGCGCATCCCGCCATTGCGAAATTGACCGATGCTCAGCGCGAACAACTGCGCTTGAAGGCGAACGACAACCTGTCGAAGCCCGTCTATGACTCGCTCACCGACGGCGATACACGGGGCGCCCAGGCCAATCTGGAGGGCGTGCGCGACATCATCGATCCCAAGAACGCCTTCGTCCTGCAACGAACGATCGATGCGCAGGTGAAGGAGAAGCAGAACGATCAGAAGCAGGACATTGCGGATCGCTTCCAGGATTCAATGACGGCGGCCCAGTATGGCCTACCCAACGCGAGAACCGTCACGCGCGAAGAGGTGGATGTACTCCACCCCCATGATGGGCAGCGCTATTGGGACTCGCTACAGGGCATGATTGCCGCCGGCGCGACAGCGCAGGACATGAACAAGATGACGCCGGAGGAAGCCGCGGCCAAGCGCGATGCGGCCTATCCAGCGAGCGGCGGACCCGAAACGGCGAACAAGATCAAAGCCTATGAAGTGCTGTCCGGCGCTTTTGATCAGTCGATGAAGGCGCGCAGCCAGGACCCCGCTCAGTTCGCGATCGACAACGGCACCGGCTGGAAGGGCCTCGACTTCACCAAGCCTGACGACATGCTCGCGCAACTGCGATCTCGCGCGAACACCCAAGGCGCGGTATCGACGCAAACCGGGGTGAATACGCCGCTCCTGTCCAAAGCCGAGAACAAGCAGTTCACCGGCTGGTTGACCGCCCAGCCTCCGGCGGACCGCGTGCAGACCCTTACGACCCTGCGCGCGACCATGCCGAATGATCAGTCCTACGGGGCGCTCATGAAGCAAATCGCGCCGGGGTCACCGCTGACGGCGATTGCCGGCTCGATGATGGACAAACCCGCCAATGGCGCGGTGCCCACGTGGTTCAACCCGACCTACACGACACCGTCGGTCGTTCCCACTCGCATTCTCGAAGGCGAGCAGATCCTGACGGGGAAGGACGAGAAGGGCATCACCTCCAAGTTCCCGATGCCGACCGACAAGGACCTGATGCCGCAGTTCATGGCCGCCGTCGGCGGCTCGAACAGTGACCTGTTCCGTGGTCGACCTGAGACGCTGGAATCGTCGTATGCGGCCTTCAAAGCCTACTACGCCGCCGAAGCGAGTCACCAAGGCGTGACCAACGGCGTGATCAATCCGACCATCGCAGCCACCGCGGCGCGCGGTGTGATCGGCCAGGCGACGCAGTACGGCGCGACGAATCTCGTCGTTCCCGCTGGGATGGACCCGACCAAGTTCGAAGGCACCGTGGACACGGCGTCGAAAGCGGCCATGAAAGCCGGCGGCTACTCGGATACCGACATTGCGGCGCTTCACGGTGGGGGCTTGCGCGAGCTGGGCGACACCCTGGGCACCGGCCGCTATGTGATCGTGAATGGCAACGGCGATGCGCTCAAATCGAAGGACGGCAAGAAGCCGGTCGTCATTGACTTGAGCAGCCAATCGCGCATCCCGAACGCGCTGCCCGGTGAGCCGACAGCGGAGCTAAGCCGCGCGAGCACGATAGGAGATCGGCGATGACGCTCGCCGCCGGCCTCTACAAATCGCAGGACCAGCAGGAACAGGACCTGACCAACGGCCCTGGCTGGACGATCGATGAGCAGAAGCCCTCGGTATTCGGCGGCTTGGCCGAAGCCATCCCGCGCGGTATCGGTGAAGGCGCCGCGGCCGGAATCTCGATGCTCACCCACGGCATCCACGAGGCGATACCCGCCCTGATGCAGGCGAATCCCTTCGTCCGCCTGATGCAGGGTAACGAGGCCGTCAAGACGTTGCCGGGCGCCGAAACAGCGATGCAGATACCCGGGGCGCTCACTGAGGCGGAAATCTCGACCCGCGCCGTCGCCAAGAGCATGGTCGGCGATCCTCGAACCACAGGCGCGGCGGCGAACGTCATCGAGGGATTCAGCAAGGCCGCGACCGAATTTACCGTGGGGTCGCTCGCTGGCGGTCCGGCGGCCGGCGCCACACTCTTGGGCGCGACTGACGGCTACGCGCATTACGCGGACCTGCTGGACCAAGGTGTCGATCACGAGACGGCAGCCAAGTCGGGCGTTCTCACGGCGATGACGTCGGGTGCTGGCGCGCTGCTCCCGATGGGCATGCCAGCCAAATGGCTTGCGGGCTTGTCGACCGCGGGCACGCTGGCCGCGCAGGCGGGTGCGGGTGCGGTGATCAACACGAGCTTTGGCGCCGCCTCGCGCTACGCCAGCGCCAAGATTTTGGCGGATGCGGGCTATCCTGAGATGGCCGAGCAGCAACAGCCCTGGGATGCGACGAACGTCCTCACCGATGCGATCACGGGCATGTTCTTCGGCGCGCACGCGGGCTGGCACGGGTTGAAAGGCCTGGATGCATCCCACGTCGACCCCTCTATTCGCGACGCCGCCAAGGTCGTCCAGGACCGTCAGGAAGTGAACGAGCGGGCTCCAGGTGTTCCGGTCGACATGGCATCGGCCGCGGTTCACCGTCAGGCGCTCGAAACGGCGCTGGGCGACCTGATGACCGACAAGCCGGTCGACCTCTCGGACATCAATACCGCCGGCGCCGCCTTCGTGCGGCCGGAGATCGATGAGACCGCGGCGACTCAAATCATCCGCGACGCCTTCGTGAAATCAGGCGTACTCGATGATGCCGCGCAGTTTGATCGGTGGTTGACGGGGGACCAGGAGATTGAGGCGACCACGCCGAAGGTAAAGGCGCCCAAGGCCGAACCTACCGAGCCGCCCGCCAAGCCGACAGAGCCGAAGCCGGGCGAGGAACCGCAGGAACCCGCGCAGGTTTCCCCCGGCGCCATCGCTGACCGGCCTGACCTTCAAATCGTCAACGAGCACGGCGAAGCCCTGCATGCCGGGGATGAGCAGCAACGCGCGCTCGAGGAAGAGGCGCAAGCGAACAAAGAAGCCGAGCCCATGTTCCAGGCCGCTGTCGGATGCGAGGCCCGCTATGCGTAGCGACTGCCTCGAAGCCGTCTCGACCATGCTCGGCCGGCAACTGTCCGCCGCGCAGGGTACGAAGATCGAAGAGCGCGTGCGCAACATGATGAAGGTGTTGGCCCGTCAGAACCCGGAAGAATGGCGCGCCAAGTCCTACACCACGCGGCTGATGGACGCCGCCGCCGCAGCGGCCCAGGACATGAAGGAGGAACTGGCGGCCAAGCGCGCGAATGTCGAGAAGACGATTGCGGCGCACGATCGCATCGAGAACTTCCTGGCCACGCAACCGAGCAACAAGGTGGGCGACGGCTTACGGGCGGTATCCAAGCTCGCCGACTTCGACACCCGCGGCGGTGGGTATGCGTCCGTTCATTCGTGGGCGACCGCGATCCGTGAGACGGCATTCGGTGAGCTGCGCAAAACCTGGGAGGCGATCCCCGGCAACTTCTTTGGCCTGTTCGAAGATAGCAAGGGCGTCGGCGACCTCTGGAAAGAATTGCACGGTGAGGATTCGGGCAACGGCACAGCAAAAGCGGGTGCTGGCGCTTGGAAGAAGATCACCGAGGAAATGCGCAACCGCTTCAATGACGCGGGCGGCCATGTGGGTAAGTTGGAAGATTGGGGCATGCCGCAGCATCACAGCCAGCCGCGCGTAGCCAATGCGGGGCCGGAGAAGTGGATCGGCGACATTCTGCCGAAGCTTGACCGGAACAAGTACGTCAATGCCGACGGTTCCCGGATGTCCGGCGATCAGATGCACGACTTCCTGCTGCACGCGTATGACTCAATTGTCACGGATGGCCACAACGGCACCGAGGCGGGCAGCGTCACTGGCGAAGGTGTCACCGCAAACCGCAACGCCGCCCATCGGCAAATCTTCTTCAAAGATGCTGACTCGCACGCCGAATACAACGCGGCCTACGGCGAGAAGTCGATGAACAATCTACTGTCAGGACACATCGCGCGCCTGTCGCGGGACATCGCTTTGACTGAGCGGCTAGGCCCCAATTCCGCCGCCACGTTCAAATACTTCAACGATCGGGCGATGCAGGATGAGGTGCGGCAGAGCCCGACCAAACTCAAATCGCTGGAGGGCAAGAAAGCCTTCAACGAATCGCTGTTTGATGCCGTCTCCGGTAAAGACAAGGTCGTCAATCAGAACGTCGCCAACGCTTTCCAGTCGTTTCGCAATTGGATGACGGCGAGCAAGTTGGGCAAGGTCGTCATTACCGCGTTGTCGGATGAGGCGGGCATGTTCTCAACTGCGGTGGCCAACAAGGTGCCGTACTCAGAAGCGCTAATCAATGAATTGAAGCGCGTCCCCAATGGCAAGGCGCGACAGTTCGCCGAACACACCGGCCTTGGCATCGATGCCTTCATGTCACACATGAACCGCTTTGCCCAAGAGGAATTTGGTTCGTCCTTTTCGGGAAAGATGGCTTCCTCCGTGATGCGGATGTCGGGAGCCGAACGCATGTGGGCGGCCCGCCGGCAGGGCATGGGCGTCACACTCATGTCCAGCATCGGCAAGTTGACGCGCAGCATCGATCACGTTGACGGGCTGACGCCTGAGGATCATGGCGTCCTCGCCAAAAAGGGCATCACGGATCAGCAGTGGCAGGTGTGGCGCAGGGCACAGCCGGAGAACTGGGGCGGTACCTCGAACGTGCTCACACCCAAATCGATATGGGCGATCCCTGATGAGAAGTTAGCGGACCTGGGCAATCCTACCGCGTTGAAGCGGGATGCCGCGACGCAACTCATGGCCCACATCCACGAGGAAGCGGGCATGGGCGCGATGGATACCGGGCCCCGGCAGAAACTCGCCCTCACTCGCGGCACTCAGCGCGGCACGGTGCCCGGTGAGATTTGGCGCTCGATGATGCTCTTCAAGGGGTTCGCGGCTTCCATGATGATGAAGCATTGGGCGCGCGCCGCGGACATGCCGGGCGTGAGTTCCAAAATCAAGTACATGGCGCCGCTCTTTATCTACGGCACGGCGCTGGCCGCGGTGGGCAATCAGATCAGGAACCTCATCGGTGGCGCTGATCCTGAGAACATGAACCCGAAGGAGAACCTGGCCTTCTGGGGCAAAGCGCTGCTCCGCGGCGGCGGCTTAGGGTTCTTCGGTGACTTCCTACAAAGCGAAACGACGCAGCACGACACCTCGCTTGCGGCGGCGTTGGGCGGACCCGCGGCCACGACGACCGAGGATCTGCTGAGTCTCACCCACGGCGCGTACTGGAAATCCAAGCACGGCGATTTGGGCGTCGATGAGAAGGCCAAGATCATCCGTTTCGCCAAGGGGAATATTCCCTTGATCAGCATGTGGTACACGCAGGCCGCTGCTGACCATCTGATCTGGAATCACCTCCAGGAGATCGCGAGCCCCGGCTACCTCTCGCGCATGCAGGCGAGGCAGGAAGCGAACTTCGGCAAAACCTATTACTGGAATCCCGACTCTGCCACCCCTGGCAGAGCACCGGATCTCGCCAAAGCGTTGGGCGGCAACTCGAATGCATCTTTTGCAGGGAACACTCCATGACGATCATCACGACTCAGTCCCGAATCACCTATGCGGGGGATAACGTCTCGACGTTGTTCCCGATCCCGTTCGAGTTCTTTCTCAATAGCGATATCGAAGTAGTCAAAACAGCGGTGAGCGGGGCGCAGTCGATACTGGTGCTCGGCATCGACTACACGCTCGCAGGCGCGGGAGTAGTGGGTGGAGGCAGTGCGACCAAAACGACGGCACTGCTCACGGGCGAAACGCTCACACTGTTTTTAAACCCGCCGATCAGTCAGCAATCGCACTACATCTCGAACTCGCCGTTTCCCTCGGCGACGTTGGAAAATGACATAGATCGGCAGACGCAAATCAGCCAGCGACTGCAAGATCAGATCAGCCGCTCGGTGCGCGCGCCCGATGGGGACGCAAATCCTTCGATGCTGCTGCCGGGTGCGGCGATCCGCGCCTTGAAGTACGCGGCCTTCGATGGGTTAGGCAACGCGATCGTCGTGCCATCGCTCCCGGCGCCCACCTCGGTCTCACCGATTCTCGTCAACCAGGCACCGACGGGCTTTTTCTACGGCAATAACGGCGCGAATATCCAGCGCTTCAACGACCGCGTCTTCATCGGCGACGCCACGGTCAATGATGGGATAGGGCCAACTCCTACCGTGCCTGACTGGCTTACCGCGTGGCAGGTATCAACGGTCGGCATCCCCTTCGGCCGCGCGACCTCCACGCAGTTTGCCTCGCTCGCCACAGCCGCCGCAGCCGCCGTCACGTCACCCAGCGCGGGGCTTTTCGCCGCCCGAAGTTTCAATGCGAACCAGAGCGGGCAGAACTTCATTGCGCTAGAAACCTACGCACTCAACAACAGCCCAACCTTCGCTAACAGTGCGTGGGGCCTCTACACCGAAGCGCACCGCGTCAACAACGCGGTGGGCGCAACCATCGGCTACGAGATCGATGTCACCCAGCGCGGCTCGTTCGTGGGCATTACGCCCTACTCACAGCCGTTTGGAATGACGCCAGCGCTGCAACTCGCCTCGGGCGCGCAGCAGGGTCTCATCGCAACCGCGACCTTCAACGGCACCGTAATGACGATCACAAACATCAATGCCCCGGCGGCCAACGGGGGTATTCAGGTTGGTTACCGCGTCAAATTCGTGGGTGTTGATACGACCATTGCATCATTCGGCACAGGAACCGGTTTAGCCGGAACTTACAACCTCGCCGCGAATGTCGGCTCAATTCCTGTGGGGCGTATCGGTGCAGTCTCGCCGATGTTCGACAACACCGCGGCGATCAATATCCAAGGGAACCCGAACTCCTTCGCGACCGGGATCAATTTCAGTTTCAACTCGATAGCCGGTACGGACGGGGTGAATGGTATTCCGTCCCCCGCAATTCAATTGGGTCGCTTTCACGGTCTATTTTGGTTTGCGAGCGCTGCGATCGGCACGGCGTCTATCTATTCGGATGCAACCGCGAGCATCGGCTCTCCGCAGGTGCAACTGGGCCAGGGTAATGTCAATTTTCTTGAGCAAAGTAGTGCCGGCAAGAACTTTCAGGTGGCCCTTACCACCAATGCAGTCAATTACCCCTTTGCCCAAGGGGCGACGGCTGGCAATTCAGCCACAATAGGCGCACTCGGCGCTGATGCGAATGTGGATCTCGGGATCTTTTGCCAAGGCACGGGCATCATCAAATTCGTGAGCGCTTCGATGGTCACCGCGAATGGAGCGGTTGCGACCACCATGACGAGCCTGGGGCCTGCGGGCGCACATACCACGATTCAAGAATGGCTCACCTGGAAGAACGCTGCCGGCGTTGTTCGATATACCCCTGGCTATTAAGAGGATTCCATGAAGAAAGATTTAGCCCAAGAACTCAAGAACCCCTACGGCAAGCCGTTCGAGCCGGAGGCTATCACCTTGGAGCAGACCTGCTTTCAGGCAGTGAGCGCAGCATTACCCACCGATCAGGCGCTGCCTGTTCCCGACAAATTAAAACTCTACCGGGTGGCGCAGAAGATCAGCGCCGGGGGCGTGGTGGATTTCTCCGTCGAAGAACTCACGCTGATCAAAGAGCGCATCGGCAAGACGTGGAGCACGCTCGTCATCGGCGCCGCCTTCGATATTCTGGATGCGGATTACGAGGCGCCGTGAACGAGCTACATCATCGACAGGACGATGCGCGGGTCACTCACCAACGACCACCCGCCGGGCTGCTGGCGCGCGATGACCTCGCCGTCCTTGAGCTTCAGTCCCTTGCCGCCCTCGCAAAATTCCAATTGGTCGACGGTGACATTGGCATGCCCGGCGGCCCAGCCGAAGAGCTGCGCGTCCCACTGCGGTTTCAGGCGTTCGAAGGCCTTGTAGTCAAACGGATCAGTGTTCATGCGCGGTAGTCCCTCTGTGATTTTTGGGAATATAGCATGAGCGCCGTCGACCTCGCCGTGACCCGAGAGAAACCCGCTGAGGCCTTCCGTGCCCACAAGTACCCGGACCCGCGCGGCTTCGAAACAATAGGCTTCGGCTTCAATGTCGATGCAGGGATTAGCCTCTATGCCGCCACCGCTTTGCTAGTTGCGCAGACCCAGGAGCGGGCCGATGCGCTCAAGGGTTTCTGGTGGGCGCAAGGCCTCGATGACCCTCGCATGTCGGTGATTATCGAAGTGGCCTTTAATGGCGGCGTTTCCGGTTTGCTGCACTTCCCCAAGATGCTCGCCGCCGTGGGCGCCAAGGATTGGCAGGCCGCGCACGATGAACTGCTGGACAGCGACGCTGCCCGCGAACTGCCGGGGCGCTACAAAGCACTTGCGCAGATTCTCCTGGCGGGTGTCGCATGACCTGGCTACGCGCCCAGTGGGCCTGGATCTGGATACATCGCACCAAGGCGGCTGGCATCCTCATGGGCGTGGGCGCGGGCATCCAA